CTACGCCCCGCAAGGGTCTTCGCCGGACAGCAGTCTATGCACTTTCCTCGCCGCGTCCTCCATGGTCGCCGCGCCGGGGCGCATGTAGTTGCCGTAGTCGGTCTTGAGCTCCGCGTGGCCGTGGAAGCGGGAGGTGACCGTGTCGGGCAGGCCGGCCGCCTGCATCAGCGTCTCGGACGTGTGCCGGAGCATGTCCGGCGGGATGAAGCGCAGGCCCAGCGCCCCGAGCTCCGACTTCCACCTCTTGTAGAGCGTGTCGCCGCGCAGGGGCACGAGGCGCGAGCGGCGCCATGCCTCGACCGCCGCCGGGTCACCCGGGTCGGGGCGCGTCGCGGCCACGATGGCGAGCAGCCGGTCGCGCCCGGCCACGATCGCGGGGCGCTCGCGCACGGACGCCTCGTTCTTCGCCTCGTCCACCAGGCCGTCGGCGTCGGTGTACTTCCGCCTGACCACGAGCGTGAGCGTGCGGACCTCAGTGCCGGTCACGAGGTCGTAGGTCGCCTGGGGCACGATGTCGGCGGGGGAGATGCCGAGCGACTCCTCCATGCGCAGCCCCGACAGGCCGAGTATCAGGTACGCCTCCAGCGGCCGGCCCCTCATGGCGCCGAGCGCCGCGACCGCCTCCTGCGCCGTCCACGGCGCGCGCTGCGGCTTCCTGCGCTGCGGCGTGGTTATGCGCCGCCGGAACGGCCGCTCGTCCATGAGCTCGTCGTCGTATGCCGACAGCAGCACGGCGCGCAGCGTCCGCTTGGTGAGCGCCGGCGCCGTCGACGCCAGCACCGTCGCCTTCACGTCGCCGTGCGTGAGCTTGGACAGCGGTATGTGCCCGATGGCGGGGAGGACGTTGCGCACCATCTGCGAGTCGTACTGCCTGAGCGTCGCCGCGCTGCGGGGCTTCCCCCGGTTGCTGTCCGACTTCCTGAATATCCCCCAGTAGAACTGCTCGAGCGTGAGCGACTCGCCGAGGTTCGCCGCGCCGCCCAGCTCCGCCACGAGGCGCGCGGCCTCTATCTCGGCGTCGAGCTCGCTGCCCTCGACCGTGCGGGAAACCGTGCGGCGCCCGCCGTCGGCGCGCCGCCCCTTGCTCGCCCTCACCTCCCAGACGCCCGGCCTGACCTCGCGGTACGAGCCGGCCCGCCTGCGCTTGCGTTCGGACTGTGCCATAATGTCTCCTATGGTCTGCCCGGGGGTTTGCCTCCGCTTCCTCCCGGCTCTCCTGCCGCCGTCCCGCGCCTAGGTTCCAGCTGCGCGCGGGGCGGCTTTCTGCTATCTAGTCGACGAGTCTGAACTCACCGTCGACCGTCGCCATCTTGTAGTCAGCGCAGTCGTCGCCCCTCCATACGTGGAACTCCCCGGCGTAGGGGACCGCGTCGGCTGTGTACCTGAGGTGGGCTATGACGCTGTCGCCGTTCTTGTAATCGAATATCACGGTCGAGCGCATGATGCACTTGGGCACCCTGCCGGCCTTCGTGAGCTTGGACCATTTGCGCTCGACGCGCGAGGGCTTCTTGTCGCGCCTCACCTTGGCGCCGCACATGGCGTTCGCCACGTCGAGGGCGTCGACCGTGAGCCTTTCGTCCGTGAGCGCGCCGACGTTCGCCCCGAGCGCGGCCATCGCGGAGCGTCGGGCCTCCTGCTCGGCCTCGCGCTCGATCCTCGCGAGCTCCGTCATTCGCCGCTCGCGCTCGACCTCGGCCTCGCTCATCGGCCTTCCGTCGCGGTCGTAGTAGGTGATCTCGCAAGGCCCGACCTTAATCTTGGCGGCCTTCCTCTTCTTCTTGCCGAACGGCCACATGGCCCCTCCCTTCTGCTGGCGCTCCTCTAAAGGCATCGAATTCGACGCCTTTGAAATCGGCGTCCCTCTAGCCCCTCTCGTCCCGCTCGCCCATGTACCAGACGACGCGGCCCTTGCAGACCACGGGCTCGTCGCCCGGCCCGGCGAGGATGTCGTCGTACTCGCCGCTGTGGCTGTCCGCCGTGAGCATCACGGTCGAGCGGCCCCGGGTGTAGTTGCGCACCACGGCGCCGTAGTCGGACGTCTCGGCCAGCACCGGCTGGCCGTTGACCGGCTCCATGTCGGGGTCGACCAGCAGCAGCGCGTCGTGGGGGAAACGGTTGTCCATGCAGCCGCCCTGCGCGTGGACCATGAAGCCGCGCGGGTGCGCGTCGGCGATGGAGGCGGGGACCTCGACCTCGTCGGCGAGGTTCCCCTCGTCGCACGGCTCGCCCATGTGGGCGAAGCCCAGCAGGGGGACCATGCGCGAGGTGCCGCTGATGGCGGCCTCGGTGGCGTCCTCTCCCATGAGGTCGGCTACCGTCGTGTCGAAGAGGTCGGCGAGTTGCTCAAGCCGGTACATTCTCGGTTGAGATTTGCCCGACTCCCACGAAGCAACGGCGGCCTTGGTTACCTTCGGGTTGAGTCTGTTTCCGACGTCCTCCTGGTTCCAATTACGCGCCTCACGCAGGGCTCTTACTCGGTTTGCGAAACTCATGGACCCTCCTTCGGTTAAACGTAATTTAATTCTAATTAAAGAAAAATTGATTTATAGATAATTTTAAGTTGACCCGTGGTCAAATAAGGTTTAACCTTTAGTCAACGAAAGGAGGAGCAGATGCAAAGCTTGCAGGAGTACCGAGAGGCAGGCGTCGAGCGTTTTCAAAAGAAGAACATCGCCGCAGCTCTTGGAATCTCTTTACCGGCATACGACGCTCTCGAGAACGACCAGGAGCACCGCATGAACCCTGCCAGAGCTAAGGCGCTCGGGGAACACTTCGGAGTTGACCCGACTATTTTTTTGGCTGAAAAGTCAAATTAGATTTGACCAAACGAAACGGAGAGAACCATGAACGAGAACTACATCGACATCGAGCTGGGCGGCTGGAACATCCCCGAGGCCATCACGGTCGAGGCCGAGCCCGTCGAGGCCCGCGACTTTTCCGACTTCGAGCTGTAGGGGAGGGCGACATGAACAAGGACTACAGCGTCACCTTCGAGCCGAATGAGGGCCTCGACGGCGACATGTGCGAGACGGAGGAGTCGGTGAAGGGCCGCATCTGCCGCCTGTTCGGCTTCGAGAGCCGGTGCTTGAGCATGCAGGAGGGCGACCTCAACAACGCTGAGATCGCGGGCACGCGCTACTACGTCTACACCTCCGTGCGCTTCACCGCCAACGGCATCGGCTGGTCGACGGACTTCGAGAACCTGGTCCGCGACGAGGCGCTCGACGAGCAGCCCGCCGGCTCCGAGCGCTAGGGAGGACGGCATGGGAGACGAACTGCTAGGGCTGCGGCCAGATGTAGGGGGCGAGGACGGCGGCGATCGCGAAGACCAGCGAGAGCGCCGCGATGGCGAGGCTAAGGATGTTCACCTTCCTCGACTGCTCCGCCTGCACGGCGGCATTCCGTCGCTGTTCCGCGAGCTCGTCGTCGTACCTGCGGGAGTACTCGCGGAAGGCCTCCAGCTGGGCGCGGTTCAGCTCTATCGCCTCGCGGAGGAGCCTGAGCGGCTCGGCCTCGACGGTCTCGGCGCCCATGGCGCGCCGCGTTGCCGAGGGGGGTGTCCTCGATGTCCTCTAGGAAGCCGCTCGCCCGTTCTATCAGGGTGCTGAGGCGCTCCGATGCGTTCTCGAAAGGGTTGCTCATCGCATCTGTCCTCTCTCTCGGGGTCGTTGTAGCGGGTATCGCCATGCGTTCGAGGATAACGCTTCTGCTCGGTGCCGGGGCGGCGTTCCCGGTGACCGTGCTGAGTGCCGAGGAAATGTATCTGAACGGCTGGAAGGCCGGGAAAAGGAGGAAGTCATGATTCAACTGATTATCGGAGCTGGTCTGGGACTCGGCGGCGTGGCCGCCGCCGTCGCCATCAAGCGGTATAACGAGGCCGAGCGCGAGAGGGCCGCCGGGCCCGCGGACCATTGGGGCAACAAGTACGAGGCCCGCATCGTCTCGCCCGCGTGCGCCCTGCCCCTCATCCTGGTAGGCGCCGTCATCGCCGCCACCGCCTGCCTCTACACGCAGGACACCGGCGAGGTATGCGTCATCCGCAACCTCGGCGGCTCGCTCGCCGGCTCGACCTCCGAGGCCGGTTTCCACGCCAAGGCCCCCTGGCAGGACGTCGTGACCTACGACGTCCGCAACAACCTCATCAACTTCTACGGGGACACCGACTACGAGGTGGACGGCGGCTCCTACGACGGCAAGCAGGTGACCATCAACGACAAGTCGGGCGCCAGCGCCAACATCGACATACAGGTCAACTACTCCCTGAACCCCGACGCCGCGCTCAGCCTCTACAGCGAGTACGGCACGCAGGAGAGCTTCGTGGAGAAGTACATCTCCAACGACGTCCGCGCCGTCACCCGAGAGGTGTCCGGCAAGTTCGACACGGTGACGATGCTCACCGACCGCTCACAGTTCACCAAGGCCGTCCAGAAGGCCCTCACCGAGAAGTGGAGGGGCATAGGCCTCACGGTCGAGCAGGTGAGCGTGCAGGACGTCCGCTACCCGAAGAACATCACCAAGAGCTACAGCGAGGCGCAGGCGGCCGAGGTCGCCAAGCAGAAGGCCCAGAACGAGCAGGAGACGGCCAAGGTCCAGGCCGAGACCAAGAAGATCGAGGCGCAGGGCCAGGCCGATGCCAACGCCATCCTCGCGAACTCGCTCAACGAGAACGTTATCCAGCAGAACTACATCGACGCGCTCAAGAGCATCGGCAGGGACGGCAACCTCGTCGTCGTGCCCGAGGGCTCCCAGCCGCTGGTCGGCACCAAGTAGGGGCCGCCCGCCGCGCGCGGGCCGTCCCCGGGGCGGCACCGGTTCCGCAGGCCTCCACAGACCACACTGCGGACGTTCCAGCCGGTGCCGTGCCGGGGGCGGGGCCCCTACACCCGCCCCGCCTTCCTGCGAGGGGCCGCGCCCGGCGACTCGGTGGCGCGGCCCGGTGGCGGGGCTCTACACGAAACGGAGGAATCAACGACATGGAGGAGATCGCATGGACGGGAAGTCCGAACGCTACGGCAGCCCGTGGCTCACGCAGTCCGAGGCCGCGTCGTACGCCCGCATCGGCAAGGAGCGCATCGCGCAGCTCATCGCGACCGGCAGGCTCCGCGCCTACTGGTCGCCCGGCAGCGACCCGCGAAGCCCTAACCGCGCCAAGCTGGTCAACAAGGACGACATCGACGAGCTGCTGCGCGCCGACGCCGTCGAGGTCCGGGAGGTGTCCCGTGCGCTTTTCGGGGCCGCTTAGGGCGGCGGGCGCCGCGGCGGGGCTCGTCGCGCTCTGCTGGCTCATCGACTACGTGGTGATGCCGGCTGTGCTGTGGACGGTGCTCGCCCTGTTCGGGGCGGTGCCGGCATGACGGCCCGCATCGAGTTCTCGGTGCGCCTCGTGGCCGGCAAGCAGCGCCACAGGCTCGACCGGCGCCACGCACGGATGTACACGCCCGACGAGACGCTGAGGGCCGAGCGGGCCATCGCGGCGGCGTGTAGGGAGGCGATGGCCGAGGCGGGCATCCAGCCCCTGCCCTTCGGCCCGCACGAGCCGGTGATTCTCACCGTCGACGCCTACCGGCCGCTGCCGGAGAGCCGGCCCAAGAGCGTGCGCTCGGAGCCGGACACCTACAAGCCGGACGCCGACAACGAGGCCAAGCTGGTCATGGACGCGCTCAACGGGCTCGTCTGGGCCGACGACGCGCAGGTGGTCGACCTGCACGTGGTAAAGCACCCCAGGGTGCGCGGGCAGGCCGAGCGCATGGACATATCAATCGCGCCCGGGTGGTCCGGGCGCAAAGACGAAACGGAGGAAATGTAATGGATTGCAAGAAGAAGCCGGAGCCGTGCCGGGCGGGCACGTTCATCGACTACATGAACGACCTCGGCATCAACGCACTGTTCAACGCCGAGTCCGAGACGTCGGCGACCGGCATCGACCATGCCGTGCTGCGCGGCATCGGCTACTGCGCGGGCATCGCGCAGAGCGCGTTCGACGAACCTCGCGACTTCACGCCCGAGGAGCTCAACGCCGTGATCTCGTACGCGATGCACTGCGAGGAGGAGTTCAAGAACAAGGGCGCGGCCGGCGTGCTCGCCCTCATGATGGGCGACGGCGCTCTCCTCGACGAGGACAACTACACCGTCACGCCCTACGAGTTCGATGAGGTGGTTGTCGATGGGTAGCGAGATCATCGAGTTCAAGGACGATGCGGGCATGCCCGTCAAGTTCACCTCGCAGGACATCCGTGAGCGCCTGTGCCCGAACGCCACCGACGGCGAGCTGGCGCTGTGCGTGGAGCTCTGCAACCGCCAGCACCTGAACCCCTTCACCAAGGAGGTCTATCTGGTCAAGTACGGCAATGCCCCCGCGAGCATCATCACGAGCTACCAGGTTTTCAACCGCCGCGCGAACCGCCAGCAAAACTACGGCGGCATCAAGAGCGGCGTCGTGGTGCTGCGCGACGGCGAGGTCGTCAAGAAGAGGGGCTCCGCCGTATACAAGCAGGTGGGCGAGCAGCTTCTGGGTGGCTGGGCCGAGGTCCAGTTCGTCGACGGCAAGGAGCCGGCCTACGTGGAGCTGGCGCTCACCGACTACAGCACGGGCAAGAGCAACTGGGCGAAGATGCCGGGCGTCATGATCGAGAAGTGCGCCAAGGCGGGCGCGTGGCGACTGGCCTACCCCGACGAGTTCGGCGGGATGTACACGGGCGAGGAGATGGACCAGAAGGTGGCGCAGGACATGCGCGCCGGCACTCAGGCCGTCGAGGCCGAGAGCGTCGAGCCCGTGGCCGACCCGCTGCAGCCCGTGCGCGACCTGTTCCGCCCGTTCATGGCGGCGACTGGGCTCGACAGCGCCGGGGCCATGGCCGCCATCTGCGCCGCCGTGGGCTGCGCGTCGGGCTCCATGCACGACATGACGCTCATGCAGGCGCGCCGCGCTGCCTCGTGGATGGAGGAGGAGATCGCGGCCCGCAAGGCGCAGCCCGCGCCCGCCGCCCCCGAGCCGGAGCCCGCGCCCGCCTATGAGCCCGCGCCAGACGAGTATGCGAACGACGACGACCTGCTGGGAGGCTTCTGATGGCAGACGAGACTACGACAGTGATGCCCGATGAGGGCAATGCCATCGAGAAGAGGGCAGGCGTCGAGGAGATCAAGGCGCTGCTCGACTCCGTGACCATCGACGGAGACCTCAAGGGGCAGCTCGACGCGCTCGCCAAGGCGGTCGACGAGGCCATCGAGGACTACCGCGACCCGAAGCCCATCGGGAGCGGCGAGCGCCTCAAGGAGATGCGCAGGTGGCGCGCCAACGTCCGCAAGGTCAAGGAGCCCATCGAGGAGCGCCGCAAGGCGTCCAAGAAGCGCTACACCGACCTCATCAAGCAGTTCGACTCGACCATCGGCCGCATCACGGCGCCCATCGACGAGCTCGACAAGCGCTACAAGGCGCTCATCGACGAGTACGAGGCCCAGTGCCGCGAGAACGTCCGCGCCGAGCTGGAGGCCCACTATGCGGAGCTGGCGCCCAACCTCGTGCCGGTGCTGCCGGCCTCCGCGGTCATCGAGGACGCGTGGCTCAAGCCGAGCGTCGGTACCGAGAAGGCCAAGAGGGTGCTCGAGGGCGTCGTGGCGAGCCTCGCGCGCCAGTACGAGTCCGTCATGGACATGGAGTACGCCGACGAGTCCGAGCGCGGCTGGGCCGTGAAGTGGTGGGCTGACAACCGCCCGGACGACTCCGGCGAGGTCGCCCGCGCCGTGAGGCGCCACCGCGAGGAGATGGAGCGCGTCGCCGAGCTGAACGCCGGGTACCGCGCCTCCCGCGCACCGCGCCCGGCGCCCGAGCCGGCGCCCGAGGCCCCGCGAGTGGCCCCGGAGCCGGAGCCGGCTGCGATGGCCCCGGAGGTCGCGCGACCTGTCCCGCAGGAGGCCCCTGCGGCCGCCTACCGCGTGATCATCGACTGCCCGGACGTCGAGACGCTCCGCGCGGTCAGGGCAGTGATGGTGTCCGCGGGCTTCCACGGACGAGTAGAGAGGGCCTAGACATGGCATTACCGAATCTCACCGCAGAGCAGCGCAAGGAGGCGATGGCGAAGGCCGTCCACACGCGCCGCGAGCGCGCCGCGTTCAAGGCGGCGTGCAAGGCGGGCAACATCCCGCCCGAGGCGGCCATCGAGGCGCCCATCGCGCAGAGGCTCAAGGTCGAGGAGTTCGCCCGCTCGTTCCCGGGCATCGGCCCGGTCACGGCGCGGAAGATCGTCGAGGCGTGCCACATCCGCGACGGCCGCCGCGTGAGCGGCCTGGGCTACATGCAGGGGCCGCGCCTCGTCGAGGCCATCAAGGGCTGCATGACCGCGAAGGAGGACAGGCAGTGAGCATCAACCGAGTGAACATCAGCGGCAACCTCACCCGTGACCCGGAGCTGCGCGCCACGGCGAGCGGGACGCAAGTCCTGTCCTTCGGCGTCGCCGTGAACGACCGCCGACGCAACGCGCAGACGGGCGAGTGGGAGGACTATCCGAACTTCGTCGACTGCACCATGTTCGGCAACCGCGCCGAGGCCGTGGGGCGATTCCTCGCCAAGGGGATGAAGGTCGCCATCGAGGGCAAGCTGCGCTACAGCTCCTGGGATAAGGACGGCCAGAAGCGCTCGAAGCTCGAGGTGATCGTCGACGAGCTCGATGTCATGGTGCGCCGCGACGGGCAGGCCCAGCCGCAGCAGAGCCTCGCGGACACGGTGCCCGTGCAGCCGCAGGCGCAGGCCGCGCCGCAGTGGAACGCCCAGCAGGCCTACGCCGCGGCCCCGCAGCCCGAGTTCTACGACGAGGACGTGCCGTTCTGATGAGGCGCGTACCCGACACCATCCGCGACCACTGGGAGGCGGCCCTGTTCGCCGCCTCCTTCGCCGCGGGCTTCCTGTTCTTCTCATCGCTTCTCTGGGGGTGGTTCTGATGGCCTTCACCGTGTTCGACAGCTTCGCCGAGGTCTACGACGACTTCGACGCGAGCGACCCCGAGGACCTGCGCGACCGCGCGATGCTCGCCGACGCGATCATGATGTACGGGCTGCACGGCGTCGAGGCCGACCTCCCGAAGCACCTCCGCCGCGTCTTCAAGGCGATGAAGAACGCCATAGACAACTCCAAGGACGCGCGCGGCAGGGGCGGCAAGGGCGGCCGCCCGCGCAAGAAACCAGTTTCCGACAAACCCGAAACCCCGGTTTCGGAAAGTGAAAACCTAGGTTTTTCAAACGGGAAACCGGTTTCCGACAAACCCGAAACCCCGGTTTCGGAAAGTGAAAACCCTAACCTAACCTACCCTAGCCTGTCCTGTCCTGAACTGGATTGTGCTGAGCTGTCCTGTGATGGGGGCGATGCCCCCGCCGCGCCGCCCGAGTTCGAGCCGCCGTCGCTGGAGGAGGCCCGCGGGTACTTCGGCGCCAACTGCCTGAGCGGCGACCCGGACGCCTTCTGGGCCTACTTCGAGTCTCAAGGCTGGGTCAAGGGCAACGGCCAGCCGGTGAGCAACTGGGGCGCCCTCGCGCTCGACTGGTCAAGGCGCCAGAAGCGCATCGACGCCGACGACCGGGCGAGGGGCAAGCCCACCGCCTCGGAGGTCGAGGCCGCGACGTTCAGGCCCACGAGGACGCCCGAGGAGGCGCTGGCCGAGCAGGAGCGCCGGTGGGCCGCCGAGCACCCGGGCATCGACCCGGCCAAGGTCGAGGCCCCGCGGGGAACGACCGCGAGCAGGGACCAGTTCGGCCTGTACCAGGACGCGCGGAGGCTGCTGGCCGCCCGCGCCGCATGCGAGAGGAGGGCGTCGTGAACCTCGAGAGGGACGGGGCGCCGGACATCCCCGACGGCGCCGCGAGGTGCTGCGAGACGTGCGACCGCTGGGTGCCGGGCGACGGGTGCGGCATCTGTGCCCACCGGGCCGAGGCGGCCGTGCTGCCGCGCGGCGTGGACCTCGACGCGATGGCGGCGAGCATCACGCAGGGCGACCACTCCTGCGGGAGGTGGGATCCGTGGCGCGGGCTGTGAGGCCGTGCGCCGGGCAGGCCGCGCTCGACCTGTTCGGGCCGCCGCGCAGGCGCCCCATAGACGAGGACCTGCGCTGGCTCACGAGGGTCTGGGGCTGCCGCGAGGAGGACGTCATGCCGCACCTCAGGCGCCTCTACGCCGAGTTCGCGGCATGGGACGCCGACGAGAGGGCGAAGGTGCTCGTCGACTTCTACTGGCCGCGCCACAAGCCCGCGTTCGACGGGCTGACGCCGGAGCAGGTCGGGATGTACGACCGGACCATCGACTACCACACGGCATGGGACCGCTGCTGGGCGATCAGGCGGGGCATGGACCCGCGCGAGGCGCTCAGGGTCGTGTCGTGGGACTACGGGAACGACAGGCCGTCCGTGACGGCGGCCTAGGAAGGAGGGGCCATGAGCTCGAGATGCGGAGAGTGGCCCGAGGGGGACCCGCGCCGCTGCGACGGGTGCAGGTTCGCGGAGCGCGTCGAGCGCGTGATGGCGGCGTCGGGCGACGTCCGCGAGGTCTACCGCTGCGCGAGGCGCCCGGAGTTCGTGCACCGCACGCAGGCCGAGGCCCGCTGCAACTACTGGGAGGCGCGATGACGGTCGACGGGTACCTGACCTGCTCAACCTGCGGACGTTCCGCGAGGTGAGGGACGACAAGGCACAGGCGCTCAAGCCGCTCGAGGAGGCGGCCGAGGCGTTCGGCGCGTGGCAGAACTGCGACGGCATACGCCAAAGCCAGATCATGACGGCGCGCCGGGCGTTCCGCGTGGACCTCATCGACGAGTGCCTGGACACCGTGCAGGCCACCGTCAACCTGCTGGCAGCCGTCGGCGCCACGCAGGGCGAGGTCGACGCCGCCATCCGGCGCATGGACGAGAGGAACTGTGAGAGAGGACGTCTGTGATGGAGACTTTGGAGCAGATCAAGGCGGATGCGGTCGAGGTGTTCTGCTACGACCGTGAGGTCAGGCCGCAGGACAGGGCGCACGCCTATCTGGGGAAGTACCGCGTCAAGCGCGGCTACAACGACACGGCGATGCAGGTCGCGGTGGTCGACATGATCGAGCGCGCCTACGAGGCGGGAAGGGCGGGAATCGCCGACGCGAACCTCGTGCAGAACCTGCGCCGCCAGCTGACGAGCATCGAGGCGACCGTCGGGGATGCCATAGACCTGCTCGACGAGAGCGTAGGGGGCGGACTGCGATGAGTGACTCGAGGGTCGGCGGCTACCCGATGGGGGTGACGGACGCCGCCATCGAGCGTCACTTCGGCGGGGCCTGCGAGCCTAGGATGTGCGGGAACTGCAGGCACTTCTGCGGCAGCGACATCCACGTCGACTACGGCTACTGCCACCTTAAGTTCGAGCGCGCCTTCGACGCGGAGGCGCCTGATCGCAAGGAAGGGTTCTGGCGCCTGGCGAAGTGGGCCGTGGCGTGGCTCATGGAGAACCTGCTGTATTGCGAGGACGAGTGCGGCGAGTGCCGCGACTACGAGGAGTTTGGGTTATGAGTATCGAACTGCCAAAAGACGCAGAGGGGCGCGAGATTCCTCTGGAAACCAAGGTGATGTACGGCTGCGGCGGCACGGCCCGAAACATCGTGTACTGGGTGTTCACGACCGATTCCGACCTTGAGAAAGAGTGGTGGAACTGCTGGAGCGCGGTCACGGACACGGGCAGGAAAATCGACCCCGGGCTCATGCACCTCACCCCGCCTGACAGCTGGGAGAAGCTGGAAGAGGACTTGGATAGGTGCATCGAAGAGAGCGACCTTTGCATGTACTACAACAACCAGAATCCGGACTGTAATAAATGCACCATCTCCGGCAATGAATCGCGTGGTTGCACTTCGGTAGCGCTTGAGGACATCAAGAGGCGTATCCGCAAGCTGAGGGGTGTGGACTGATGTTGCAGCAAAACACATGCGTCTACTGCGGCAAGGTTCGCTTCAATTTCAGCCGAGACGATGACTACGGCATGTGGATCGAGAACAACGACAACGGCAAATATGTCATAGCCGTTGGAGAACTGTTTGTTGAAAGCTTTCCGATTTGTTTCTGCCCGTTCTGCGGACGCAGGCTGAAGGAGGACGAATGACGGCTCCGGCATCGACCAAATACAAGGTCAGCAAGAAGGTGGTCAAGCGCTACCTAGCCGACCATGACCTTACGCAGAAGCAGTTGGCACAGATGGCCGGCATCACTCCCGGTGCGCTTAGCGCTCTCATCCGCTGCCAGCGTGACATGCGCGTGGGCAATCTTTTCGCGCTTGCCGACGCGATGCGGATGGACCCGCGCGACCTTGTGGAGAAGGTGGACGAATGATTACCGATGAAGAACGGCGCAATGTGGCGGCGAATATACGAAGCGCAGCCGAGAGAGCCAAGGATGATCTTAACGATGATTCCAATTACTCTAAGCTCGCTGTGCTCTATGTTGTGTCCTGCGCGGTTCGCGGGGTTCCGCACTACAAAGACCTGCTACACCTTGCCAACCTAATCGACCCGCCGACAACCCCTTACATCTGCGAGAAATGCGGCGGCGAGTGGCCGTCCGACATCATGTTCAAGCGCTGCCCATACTGCGGGACGGTGGTTCTTGATGAAGCGCATTAAGTTCGCAAGGCCGGTCGATTGCCCGACGTGCGGTGCGACCCCGTCGCACCAGAAGTGGAAGCCACGCAAGTTGGTGTACACAAACGAGGTGGTCGCGATAGGGGACGTCGACCCAGTCGACGCCGTCCATTGCCCTAGGTGCGACCTCGTCTTCGGCGTCGTGCATTACGAGCATGACGACACGTATATCACGAGTTGGACCGAGTTTGAGACGATCCCACGGTATTGCCCATGGTGTGGGGAGGATTTGACAAATGCCTGACAACGAGATGAAGCCGGTGTTGTCGCCGTCCGTCGAGCTGTGGAGGCCGAACGGCCCCGCCGCGAGGGTCGCTGCCGTCCTCGTGGCCAACGTGGAGGCGGGCCTCATTGAGGCCATCGCGCCCGCGTTGCGGGGCACGAGGCGCGAGATGAGGAAGTCCTGCAAGAGCCTCGACCCGGTGTGGCTGCGGGCCCGCGCCCGTGCGCTGAGGCGCTCCCGCCGAAACGTCGAGACGCTCAAGCGCGAGGGAAGGTGCAGGTGATGGCGAGGACCGGCCTGCGCATCGGGGCCCGCCGCCACATCTTCAGGCGGCCGGGCGTGCCGTACGGAAACTGACAGACAAGGGGAGGGCGCCATGCCGGCACCCTCCCCGCGGCCCGTTTGGGGGATCCTTTGAGGGGAACGTCGAGGCTTACGGATGGGCCTTTTGGCCCATCTACGGAATCTACACATATGCCGCTCGGGGCCGAGCTCGCCCGCCGCCGGCGCAAGGGCTACCGGCTCTGGACGCCGGACATGGTGCGCTCGATGCAGGCGCACCCGGAGAGGAGCGCGGCCGAGATCGCGGCGCTCCTCGGCGTGACGCCGTCGAGCGTGCGCCACGCCCGGCAGCGCTACGGTCGCTTCGGGACCGGCACCGGGATGCTGTGCGTGGTGTGCGACGCGCGGCCCGTGTTCGACACCTCGGTGCAGGCGAGGAGATGGGGGCTGTGCAAGGGGTGCTATCTGGCGGAGCGGAAGAGGCGGCTCGAGGAGGAGGCGGAGAGCAACCGCATACGACAGGCCGCGCACAGGAAGAAGGTCGAGTAGCCGAAAGGCCCCGGTTTCCGGGGCCTTTTCTTTAAACGTTACCCCCTTTCTACGCTCGTGGGCAAACGCACGCGCTTGTCCACGTGCGTAGAAAGGTGGGAACGTTCGCGTTTCCATATGGCTATCTACCAGCGGAAATGTGATTTTGTGGCGGGAAAAGGGCGTGAAAAGCTGACCAAGGAGGGCATCGAGGATGCCGTCCGCCTGTGCCGTGCCGGAATGACCGACAGGGACATCGCCGCATATCTCGGGGTCGCGCGTGAGACCTATAGCCGTTGGATCAACCACCCCAGAACGGACAACCAGCGTCAACTGTGTCACGTCCTGAAAAAGGCCGAGGTCGAGCGCAAGGCGACGCTCGTGGGCCGCATCATGGACGCGAGCGGCGGCAGCTGGCAGGCGGCGGCGTGGCTTTTGGAGCGCAAGTACCCGCAGGAGTACGCCAAGGCGCAGCGCATCATGGACACCACCGACACGGCGGTGCTCAAGGCCGCCAAGGAGCTGGTGCTGTCCGTGCCGTCCTCAATCGGCGGGGACGAGTAGCCGATGCCGCTCACGAGGATGCAGCGCGAGTACCTCGCCAACTGCACGCACCGCTACAACGTGAAGTGCGGGGCGACGGGCTCGGGCAAGAGCTACGTCGACATAGCCGTGACCATACCGCAGAGGCTTCTCGCCATGAGGGGCGAGGGGCTGGCGGTGATGATCGGGAACACCCGGGCCACGCTCGAGCGCAACATCCTCGAGCCGATGCGCTCGCTCTACAGTGAGGACGTCGTCAGCCAGATTGGGCGGGACAACACGGCCAAGATATTCGGGCGCAAGGTCTACTGCCTCGGGGCGGACAAGAAGACAAGCGTATCCAAGATTCAGGGCGCCACGTTCGAGTGGGTCTACGGCGACGAGGTCGCCACGTGGAGCGAAGATGTGTTCCAGATGCTCAAGAGCCGCCTGCGCTGCCAACACAGCCGCTTCGACGGCACGTGCAACCCCGACAGCCCGAACCACTGGTTCAAGCGGTTCCTCGACGGCGACAGCGACATCTACAGGCAGGACTACACGATCTGGGACGGTGCGCTGGCACCGGATGTCATCGAGGCCCTCATCAAGGACTACGGCAGCGGCGTGTACTACGACCGCTACATCTTGGGCAAGTGGACGCTGGCCGAGGGCCTGGTCTACCCCGGGTGGGAGGGTGCCCTAGAGAGCCGGTATACGGGCAGCGCCGCCAAGTACGCGGTGTCTTGCGACTACGGAACACAAAACGCCTTCGCGGCGCTTCTGTGGGCATTTGACGGCAAGGTGTGGCACGTGGCGGACGAGTACCGCTACTCGGGCCGCGACACGGGGCACCAGAAGACGGACGCCGACTACGTGGCAGACATGGCCGACTTCGTGCGCGGGCTGGGCAGGCCGCCCACGTTCATCATCGACCCGAGCGCCACGAGCTTCATCGCCGCGATGCGGCAGGCCGGGTTCAAGACCAAGAAGGGGCGCAACGACGTCGCGGACGGCATACGAGAGACGGGGGTGTGCCTGGGCAACGGCACGGTGCGCATCTCCGATGCCTGCGCGGGGCTGATAGGCGAGCTCGGCGGCTACTGCTGGGACGCCAAGGCCGACGGCGACAGGCCCGTCAAGGTCGAGGACCACAGCTGCGACGCACTCCGTTACGGGGTGGCGACCATGCGCATGTACAAGCCTGCGAAACGGCAGGTAAACCCATTCTTTGAACGGAGGTAGCGGCTTTGTCTAAGGGGCCTTTGGTGACCGATGGCGACCTCAAGGCGGCGGCGTCGGCGACGGCGTTCGCGGCCGATGCCATCGAGCGGCACTTGTCGGGCGAGATGTACCGCAACGCCGTCACCGCGAACGAGTACTACCGCCAGCACAACGTCACGATCAACCGTTTCGTGCAGAAGATCTACTCGTGCTCCGGTGCCGAGGCCGAGGACTTCACGGCCTCGAAGCTGAGGCTGGCGAGTAACCTGTTCAAGCGCCTAAACGTCCAGCGCTGCACGTACTCGCTCGGTAAGGGCGTGAGCTTCGTGGACGTCTCGGCGGGCGGCAAGGACACGACCAAGGAGGGGCTTGGCGACCGCTTCGACGACGACGTCATGGAGATGGGCCTCAAGGCGCTCATCCACGGTGTGTCATTCCCGTTTTGGAACCTCGACCACATCGACGTGTTCACCGCCGACGAGTTCTGCCCGGTGTGGGACGAGTACTCGGGGGCGCTATACGCCGGCGTGAGGTTCTGGCGGCTCGACTCCGACCACCCGTGGCACGCGACCCTCTACGAGCAGGACGGCTACACGGAGATGGTGTCGGGCGGCAGCGGCTTCGACTTCGAGGTGGCCGAGGCCAAGCGCGCCTACAAGGTCACGTATCGGGAGATACCGGCGGACGGGATGAAGCTGGCCGTCGATGCGGAGAACTACTCCCGTCTGCCAATCGTGGCGGTCTGGGGCAGCGACGCGCACCAGAGCACGCTCGTCGGCATGCGCGAGAGCATCGACGCCTACGACCTCATCAAGAGCGGCCTGGTGAACGACACGCGCGACTGCGCACAGATCTACTGGCTCATCAACGGAGCCGGCGGCATGGACGACAGGGACCTCGACCTGTGGCGGGCGAAGCTCAAGCTGACGCACGTGGCCGAGGTCGACGCCGAGCAGGGGCAGTCCGTGACGCCGTACACGCAGGAGGTGCCCGTCGAGGGCCGCAAGGAGACGCTGGCGCAGATCAAGGCCGACATCTACGAGGACTTCGGCGCGCTGGACGTCCACACCATCGCGGCGGGGGCGACCAACGACCATATCGACGCGGCATACCAGCCGATGGACGAGGAGGCCGCCGAGTTCGAGCGCCACATCCGCGAGGGCATCATGGACATCCTCGCGTTGCAGGGCATCGAGGACACGCCCGTGTTCACGCGCACTCGCATCAGCAACACCAAGGAGCAGGTCGAGACCGTGTGCCTGGAGGCCGAGTGGCTGGACGAGGAGACGATCCTGCGAAAGCTGCCGAACATCACGCCCGACGAGAGGGCGAAGATTTTGGAGCGCAAGCAGCGGGAGCAGGAGGAGCGCATGGCAGCGCTGCCGCCCGCCCTGGCGGCGAACGCGAAGGGTGCCCAGGAGGGCGACGAGGAAGGTGATGAGTGATGGCGGCATTGCAGGTGCTTGACGGCGACCTGTGGCAGTGGGACACCGGGCGCGAGGTCGAGGCCGTCGGCTGCGAGCAGGTGCATTTCGCCAAGTCGACCGCGGGGGCGTGCTACACGGTCGAGGTGGCCGACAGCAAGGCGAAGGTTCCCGACGAGCTGCTTCAGGCGGCCGGGCGCGTGTACGCATGGGCCTACATCACGGACGAGGCCTACGGCGGGCGTACGCGTATCGAGGCGCTCTGGGACGTGAAGAGGCGAGCAAAGCCCGCCGAGTACGTCTACGAGCCGAGCGACCAGCGCACCATCGAGGACGCGGAGACGGCGCGAGACGAGGCCAAGGCCGCGCAGAAGGCTGCGGAGGCCGCACGCGACAGGGCTGTCGCCGCCGAGGTCAAGGGGGCGCGCGCCACGACTCTCGCCTCGGGCTCGGAGGCAACGGCGGCGATGGAGGGCAACGTGCTGGTCGTCGGCGTGCCGAAGGGCGACGCGCTCAGGTACAGCGACCTCACCGCTGACCAGATCGCGGAGCTCAAGAAGCCCGCAACGGACGCCGCGGCCGAGATCGGCAAGACAAACGAGAAGTACAAGGCCATGCTCACCGAGCAGGCCAAGGCCTTCGGCGACGCGCAGCAGGCGCGCACCGAGTCATATGCGGACGCCGAGCGCGCCCGCGACGAGGCATACACGAAGGCCGAGACGGACCGCGACGCCGCCTACAACGAGGCCGAGGGAAAGCGGCAGGCCGCCGAGGGCGTGCGCAGCGAGAACGAGGGGGCGCGCAAGAGCGCCGAGACGGAGCGCGATACGGCCGAGAAGGCACGTGTGGAGTCCGAGGCCAAGCGCGAGCAGGGCTGGACCGACATCAAGGCCGATGCAGAGAAGAGCGTGAGCGACGCGGTCGAGCGCGCC